GTTATGGTATACAATATACAATGCCTGTTGACATTGAGTTAAAAATGGGATACAACTGGCTTGACTTAACTGAAGTGAATGTGTAGAATCAATCTACGCAACCCTAATCGGAAATGGAGAATCGAATGGGAAATCTTGTAAATACTGAATTGGACTCTTTGGTAGCAGCGTTTAACTCTGATGACGAAACTGCTTTGATGGCAGCTTCTGGTCAGCAGACCCAACAGAGGCAAACGGGCTTACCGCGACTAAATATAAACTACGATATGGAAACGGAAGAGGGACTTGCTCTTACGAGAGGGGATTGGAAGGTGTACGTGGACGGTAGGTTCTTGTACGCTCCGACTGTGCAGTTACGTCCTATATTGCGTACGTTCGAATATAGTTTGTGGGACGCAGACGAGGGGGCTTTCAAATGTAAGTCTGTCCAAAAGCCTACGATATCTGGAGAGTTCCCTGATACGGAAGGAAAGAATAAATGTGGTCGCTTGTCTCGTGATGAGGAAGAGACTGCATCGGAAGAGGCGCAGATGCGTTCTCGTGCCGTTGTTTGCAATCAGGTAATCTACGGTCAACTGTCAGGTACGTTTAACGCTGCAGATGGCACGGAAGTGACTCTGGATGCTCAGCCTGTTGTGGCATACTTTAAGCGTTCGGGGTACAAGCCGATTGGTGACTTTATTGATGGGTTGTCCCGTCAGAAGAAGCTGATGCAACGCCAGATGGTTAATCTTGCAACGTCAAAAGCAAAGAAGGGCAGTGTCACTTATTGGATTCCTGTGCCGACTTTGCACGGTGAAGTGCCAATTACTGAAGCTGATAAGCAACTGATGGGTATGTTTGCTGAGACTGTATCTGCACATAATAACTATGTGATGGAGCAGAATCGCGAAGCCACTAAATTAAATAGTATGACGGGTGGCGGAGATTTTGACTTAGCAGACGACTTTACTGATGTTGACGCTGCTTAGAATACAAGACTTTTTGGATAAAGCAAGCAGGGGGGAACTTGATGTCTCCCCTGCATCTCTTGATGAGTTTGAAAAAGATTGTCGTGAAGCTGCCGCCAAGCAGCTAAAACGTGAGAAGCGCGAATGGTACGTTCGCATGTCTGGTCTTGGTCGGCCTATGTGCCAGCAGATGCTGGACAGAGATGGTGTCGAAGAGGATATGGAATACAATGCTGTGTTCCGCTTTTTGTTCGGTGACCTGACTGAAGCAGCAGTAATGCTTATACTGCGAGAGTCTGGTGCAGACATTAGAGGCGCACAGGAGCGTTGTTCTTTACATCTTGATGGGTACATAGTCAGAGGTACGCTTGACCTCATCCTGCGCGATTCTATGGGCATTGACAGGGTGTGGGATATTAAGTCTGCCAGTGATTGGGCGTTCAAAAATAAATGGATTGGCGGGTACGAGAAGTTGTTAGATGAAGACCCGTTTGGGTACATCATGCAGGGATTCTTGTATGGTGAAGCGATGGGTATGCCGTTTGGCGGTTGGCTCGTTGTAAACAAATCATCCGGTGAGATACTTGAAGTGCCTGTCCCTGAGTGGCACGACACAGATAAGCATAAGTATCTGGAAGAAGCAAAGCGTCGTGTAAAGATACTGAATAACCCTGACGCACCGTTTGTAAAGTTTGAACCGGAAGATGAAACCTATCGTAGACAAGGACAGGTTATTAAGACGGGGAATAAGATACTGCCTCGCGTATGCGGATTCTGCGGTTACCGCGCACATTGTTGGCCTGATGCAATCTTACGAGAAAAAGTAACCTCACAGGCTAAGAACCCACCCAAGACATGGTATACTAGATTAAAAAAGAAAGAAATCTAATGCCGTATATCTTGATGAGAGAATACGATATAGACCTCATGGCTCTAAACGATGACTTGTATCATGCGTATGTTGAATCGCATACAGGTACAGGAGGAGAGAGACGCGTCGTATTTCTTCGTCAGCATGAAAAGGGAGTGCCTATCACGTTGAGAGAAAACTACTCTGATGACGGGTTTTTACGTGCAGAAACGTACGAACGAGATGCACGTACTGTTGAAAATGAATTACTAAAGATGCGACAACTATCTAATCAGGGGGCAAACATTTGCGTACCACTAGCACCGCTCACAAAAGAACTAGATGCTATTCAAAGACTATCCCCAAAACTCGCAGGATATCTAAAACAAAGACTAAACTCGATAAGCCTAATAGTATGAAACGTAAATTTGCAAATAGAAAATCAGGGTACAGGTCACAGTTTGAACTTAGTTTAGCCCGTAGTTTGAAAGAAAAGAACATACCTTTTGAGTACGAAACAAAACGATTGACGTACATACCTGACCCTAAAACGTACACCCCAGACTTTTATCTACCAGATACAGACATCTACATTGAGGCAAAAGGTGAGTTGTCAAAACCAGACAGAGTGAAGATGATTCTGATAAAGAAACAGCATCCTGAACTTGATATACGGTTTGTTTTTATGAATTGTCGTAATAAGATATACAGGGGAAGCAAGACAACGTACGCTGATTGGTGCATCCGACATGGATTTGATTGGTCAGAAAAACATATACCAGCCGAATGGTTAAGGAAGGCAGACAACGATGAGTGATGATATAAAGAAGAAAGTAGAAGCAGCAAGTCTGTTGCCTAACAGATACTATCTAATTATGAATTACGAGGACGAAGACTCGTTTTCTATGACAGCGTACGACACAACAAAAAATGACTTTAATATTGAAAACGTACCCGCTGGCATGGTTATGTTGTCTGGTATGATTGAGTTAATGGAAAATGACTTTGACCGTGTGTGGGACGCAGGCATTGCTCGTCTCAGCTTTATTGCAATGGCGGAGTCTTTTAAACCTGAAAGTAAAAACGGGGAAGAGGCGATTAACAAGATTGTTGCGCGAGAGGATAATATTGTAAAAGTAAATTTCGGAGAGACGCAGTGACAAGCTACATGAACATAATGAAAGAGATAGAAGAAAACGAACAAGCAGGTAAAGAGGCATATAGCGGCTATGACATGGTTGACAAACCCTTCCACTACAATCAGGCAGGTATCGAGTGCATTGATGCAATCAGGGCGGCGACGGGTACAGGCTTTGAACAATACTTACAAGGGAACATCATCAAGTACGTCTGGCGATACAGATACAAAGGCAAACTACAAGACCTCAAAAAAGCCCAGTGGTATCTCGAAAAGTTAATTGATGAGAAAACAGAATGAACTGTTGGCATTGCAATACAGAATTAATCTGGGGATGTGACCACGACATGGAGGAAGAAAGTAGTTACTTCTCTATGGTCACAGACCTACACTGCCCAAACTGTGGCAGTGAAGTTTCAGTATACTTACCAAAGGAAAGAAAAACCGATGAATAATATGTTACCTACCCCTTATCAGCAGTTCATTCACAAGTCACGATATGCTCGTTGGATTGAAGATGAAGGACGCAGAGAAGATTGGCATGAGACTGTATATCGTTACACAAACTTCATGGCAAATCATCTTAAAGATAAACATGATTTTGATATACCAGAGCAAGACCTTTCTGATATACACGATGCTATTTTGGATTTGCAAGTCATGCCAAGCATGAGAGCCATGATGACATCTGGTGCTGCGTTGGAACGAGATAACGTATGTGGGTATAACTGTTCATACATTCCTGTGGATAGTCCCCGCTCATTTGATGAATGTATGTACATTCTTATGTGTGGCACTGGTGTAGGATTTTCTGTTGAGCGTAGTAACGTTGATAAGATGCCCGTGGTTAGTGATGCAATGAACGATTCTGAAACTGTTATAAAAGTTGCAGATAGCAAACCGGGATGGGCAAAGGCATATAGAGAGTTGATTGCACTGTTGTACGCAGGACAGATACCTACATGGGATGTATCAGAAGTTCGTGCGTCTGGAGAACGTTTGAAGGTCATGGGGGGAAGAGCCTCTGGCCCACAACCTCTCGTGGACTTGTTTACGTTTACTGTAGAGGTATTTAAGAAAGCGTCAGGACGTAGACTATTTCCGATTGAGTGTCATGATTTGATGTGTAAGATTGGGGAGATTGTTGTCGTAGGTGGGGTAAGACGCTCTGCTCTCATCAGTCTTAGTAACTTAAATGATGACCAGATGCGTCATGCCAAGGCAGGACAGTGGTGGGAGAATGAAGGACAGAGAGCCTTGGCTAACAACTCTGTCGCATACAAAGGCAAGCCTGAGATGGGTACGTTTATGCGGGAGTGGCTTGCGTTGTACGATAGTAAATCTGGTGAACGTGGTATCTTTAATCGTGAAGCTGCAGACAAACAAGTTGCACGTAACGGCAGACGAGAGACAGGACACCAGTGGGGTACAAACCCTTGTAGTGAGATTATTTTGCGTCCATACCAGTTTTGTAACCTCTCTGAGGTCGTCGTGAGGGCTAGTGATACCCTTGATGACTTACTGAGGAAGACGAGAATTGCCACTATTGTAGGTACAATACAGTCTACGCTTACAGATTTCAAGTATTTGAGGAATGTATGGAAGAAGAACACAGAGGAAGAAAGATTGCTAGGCGTGTCCTTAACTGGTATTATGGACCACTCCGTTTTATCCAAAAACGTAGACAGCAAACGATGGTTAGAAAAGATGAAAGAAGAGGCCGTCAAAACGAACGAGAAGTATGCAAAGATGCTTGGAATCCCTCAGTCCGCTGCAATCACTTGTGTAAAGCCGTCGGGTACTGTGTCACAACTCGTGGACGCAGCTAGTGGCATACATGCTCGTCACAATGACTATTATATTCGAACTGTTCGTGGTGGTAACTCTGACCCTCTTACTCAGTTTATGAAGGAATCAGGAGTGTACAACGAACCTGATGTTATGAAGCCTGACACGACTACGGTGTTTAGTTTTGCTATGCAGTCACCCTTGGGTGCAGTGTTGCGTACAGATATGTCTGCTATCGAGCAGCTAGAGTTGTGGAAAACATACGCTCTGCATTGGTGTGAACACAAACCATCTGTAACTATCTCTGTTAAAGAAGAAGAGTGGATGGATGTGGGAGCTTGGGTGTACGAGAACTTTGATGTAGCATCAGGTGTATCATTCTTACCACATAATGACCATACTTATCAGCAGGCTCCATATCAAGACATCGAACGTGAAGACTATTTAGAGTGGCAACAGGCGTATGATTATGTTACTCTTGATTGGAATAAGTTGACTGAGTTTGAAAAAGAAGATACAACTACAGGCTCACGTGAGTTAGCTTGTACAGCAGATTCTTGTGAGATAGTAGACTTGAGTTCCGCTACAAAATCAAAACCGATATTTGAGGTTATATCTAACTAATGAACAAAATGGAGCCATGTGTAGCAGACCGTAAGAAGTTCGACCTAGACCTTCAATACGGAAAGGTGCGTGAGAAGCGGGTTGCTGACATGCTGCAAGATAAGAAGATAGAGGTCAAATCAGAACGTGACATGTGGGTGCGTACTGGTAATATTGCTATTGAGTATGAGTGTTACGGTAAACCTAGTGGCATAAACAAAACAGAGGCAGACTACTGGTTTCATAACCTCTGTATAGGGAGCGATACATTTGCTACACTTGTGTTCGATGTACCGTCTCTCAAGCGTATCATTGACAACCTAGACAACAAACGTACTGTGTCGGGGGGAGACAATGGTGCTGCACGGATGTACCTATTGAGTTTGCAAAAGCTATTCTCAACAGACGTATTCAAGGCATACAAAGATGGCACAAAAGAAGGCTAAATTATTTTCTCTGGAAGCAAACCTGCTTACCAGTGGCAACGTAGAGATACTATGGGATGGTATCAACCCTGACGATTTCGAACGCGAAATGAATTTAGGGATGCCAGAGTACGAAGGTTCGCACAGTGTAGCATCCCTAATTCGGTACTTGCGTACAGTTGGTGATGAAGTGATGGAAAAGTCTAGGACATACGTTTAATTTATTTCTTTACGACCAAGCATTTCGTCAATCATGGCATCGACTTCTTTTTGCTCTTGCTTAGTAAGTCTTTTAGTTTTTCTGTTTTTCATTATTACTTCAAGAGCGGTTTTAAGTTCATCTGGAACAACGCCACCTTCTGACATAAAGCCCATTCTATTACGGACTTTCTTCGGTAGCTTCTTCAAACCGGGATTGTCAGGCTCTTTTAGTCTGCCACCCCCTGCCATCTTGGGCATACCCATCGCGGGTTCAACGTTCTTTGACTTTCTTTCTTCACGGGGCATTTGTTGCCCCTTTGCTTTTTTTGCAGACATTTGGTTTGCAGTGCCGCCGTACATCATTGGCTTACGACGAGTCATGCCACCATACATCATACCCTTACGTGGGCCATTATTGTACGTTTTCATATCTATTCCTCTATATCTAGTTGTTGTGATACATGTTCAGGGATGGTTTCCCCAGCACGAGCATACTCGCGTATTACAAAAGATGTAAGCAACGGCAACAATGCCTTTACATCCTTTTCTTCAAAGTCACGTGGATTGACTAGCAGTTTGTTTAGAATTGCACCTGCATCTTGGCTCTCTGCTACAAGCTGTAGTATGTTTGAATTACGTTGTGACAAGAGACGGAAAGCAAATTCTGCAGCAACGTATTGTGGGCTGACCATTTGACGAGACAAGTTAAACGCACGGCTAACAATTTCGTTGTGTGAAATAGGACGTAGACCGCCAAGAGATGGGGTAGGACCATCTACACCTCTAGCTACCTGTGAAAATGTAGCGGCGTTAATCATGAAATCTACAGTCTCTGGCTCCATGTACGCATCAACTACATCCATAACAGCTTTGTTTTCTGTGAGGTCTTTTATCAACAGTTCAGGTTGTATGAATGTCTCCACAACAAACTGGTCACCACCTATACCTCTTTTGCGTGATAGTCTTTGTGGGTTAACCTCTGGTGCTGCTCTTCTTAAAAGCATCTGAGGAACAAAATACCTCATAGCATTGTCAAACGCTTCAGGTGACATCGTAGCATCGCCTGCTGTAAATTGCATACGAAGTTTTTCTATACCAGCCATACCCTGCTGGGAAACCATTTCGTACATCTGGTCGATGTTCATTCCCGATACTTTTTTAAGCTGGTTGATTGATTGTGCCTGTTGACGTGCTAATTCAGAATCAAGATTGTCTAGCTTGTTAATGCCGTCGTTTACAAGTTGACGGTAGTCATTCATCTCTTTCATAAGAGCGTCATCCATCTCAATAAGAGATACGATGTCTGTTTCTACCTTTGTCATATGGTGGAAATCAAACAAACTTACTTCCTGTACAGTTCCGTCCTTACGTTTTACAGATACAATTAGTTGTTCCTCAAGCTGGTCAATATTATCCAACGTACTAAAGTCGTAGTTGCCTTTTCTCAGAGGCGTTTCTTGTGGTTCAAAAGGACCAGCGTACGCTGTTTGTCCCTTGGCACGTGCTGAACGAAGCTGCCGCAATCTTTTACCTGACCAAGCATCTCTGAACAGAATCTCAACGCTCTGTTTTGCAAGATTAAAGTTTTCCATCCCCTCATCTGTAGTCAAGTCAAAACCAATAATTCTTTTTCCATTTTCATCGTTAAATGAATCACCCCAAGTTCGTACGAATTGGCTCTTAGCGTTCTTTAGCTTTCCTATATTCTTTTGCAGTTCTTCATTTCCTGCAGATTCGATTGCACCTGATATGCTATCTGCCATTGGTTGATGCCAAGAATCAGGCTCTAATCCCTCTTTCCACAAGTAGTCGTATCCTGTATCAGGGTCTTTTGCTTCTGCTTTACCTAACCTGCCTTTATCTAATCGCTGTGCCATACCATCTTTTCTGTATGGGTCAAAACGTACGTCCTTGGCGTTCTTTCTTGCCTTCGTAAGTTCCTCACCCAATCCGGGGATTGCATTAAGAGCATCGTCCAAATTATCTTTTATATTTCCGTACTGAGATGATAGTGGAGCGTTTGTATCTTGAAGACGGAACTGTTCTCTTGCAAGATGTCCTCTTACTTCTTCTACCTCACTGGCAAGAGCCTTGAATGGGTTGAACTTCTTGCCTGCTTTCTTGGGGTCAACTAAGGCTGCTGCAACTTGCAAATACGTCGGATTGTCGCTAATGTAAAACTTGTTTTCTGTACCATCCTTCTTAAAAGGAGTTCTTGCCGCAATCATAAATTCGTCAATAGACTTCTGATTAAAGTTCTCTGAGAGTGAACGCTTTGCCATATCCTCAAGTGTGTTAAGTAACGCTCTGCCAGACGTACCTGTAAAGAACTTTTTATCTGGAGAGAAAAGACCCCGCATATCCTTTGCTTGCATTTTTGACAAATCACCAACTATGTCGGTAACAGCCTGAGACAGGTCTATCTCCTGACCTACCATCATCTCATCCACTTTAGCATAGCCTGCTTTCATTAGATGAATACGATGACGTAACTTTGCATCGTACGCTGCTTCTAGGTGACGACCATAATTCAAACGAGTGTTTGCATCTGCAATGCCGTCTGCCTCTAGTTCGTCCATACGTGCGTTCAAAGCTCCAGCTAACTCTGCAAAAGATTGATTTACAATGTTTCGTCTTTCTTCTATGCCTAAAACAATGTCTTTGCCACCTAGCCGCAGGTTCGTTTCAATTTCAATTAAATCATCGAGCATACCTTCGGGCAACGCACCAGACGGGTCTTTAAGGATGCTATTCTTGTAATTCATTAGTATTGCACGAGCATCTTCACGACGTGCAGCCAAAGACATTAGCTGTTGATTAGTTGACCGTTCTGCATTTTGTATCCAATCAAACGTACGTGCGTAATCTTCAGTGTCTTGACCTTGCTCACGTAACATTTCTTTTAAACGAGTTATGTTACCCTGCTGGGCAAGAAGCAGTCTTTCTGTTCTGTTCTGTGCGTTTATTGCAGCACCAATATCTCCCATGTTTTTGATAGATGCTAGGCTAGATTTTTCTATGCCTTGCAGAATAGCCAGTTCGGATACTGCTGCGAACGGAAGTCGAAACATCTCTGCAGCCTCTGCTCTTTGGTCTTCGCCGTACGCACGTACAAGACTGTTGCGAACTGCGTTTATTTCTAAAACGCTTTTAAATACATCTGAACGATTAGCTTCAGGTATGCCTGCTAAAAAGTCAGCCATAGCGTTGTACTCTCTCTCACTTTGAACTGTGAAAGGTATACCTTGTCGCTGGTACTCTTCTCTAATCGCGTCAAATCTACGGTTTGTAATCATACCAACAGGTATTTTTCCACCGCTTAACACAGAGATGATGTCTTCGCCCTGACGTGCTGTTGCTTCTAAAACCGCACCAAACTGACCACCTGTAAAAACGTTTGATAGTCCTACGCCAGCGGAAGATGCAAATTTTATAGATGGCTTTCCAAACAACGCTACACTCAAAGCACCTACCATACCACCTGCATCGTCAGATATACCCACTGTGTTCGCGTATTCGTACCCAAAAGTTTGACCTGTTGCAATAATAGCTTCGCTTACCACCGTACTGGTAATAGCAGGCTGACCAATAAAGCCACCACGTATCCATGTCTTTGACCACTCACCTTCAAAAGAAGACAAGTCAGCTTTCAACTGATTACGAGTTGCATCGTCTAAATTCGTATCTTTTAAACGATTCTTAGTTTCGTTTATTCTTTGGCGTAACGAAGTTAGTCGTCTACGCATAACCCCCGTATCAACAATCGTACCTAAAGAACCTCTATATCCTGACTCACCTGTAAACGGAAACTTCTCTGCCATTCTATTCAAAGCAGCCCCGTACCCTTTACTAAAACTGTTACGTTCTGCTTGTGTACGCATTACTCTGTACGCACGAACGGGGTCAAGTTGCTTGTACTGAGGATTACGTTCGAGAAACTTACTTAATCTTTTTGCTTTTATTCCGCCTGCAGCATAATACGGTGCTGAAAAGGCAGATGTCATACCCAAGTTACGAATGGCAAAACTTCCAAACTTTTCCATCTTAGGCATTTGTTTAAAGCTGTAATCCATAAGGGCATTAGCTTGTTCGACGTTTACGATTGGCGTTTCTATTGGGCCGTCTGGTCCCATGACATCAGGATACCTAGAATTAACAAACTCTTCACCGTACGTTTCAATCATGTACTCGCGAATCTGTTTGTCAAAAGCACGGGCAACATCTCCCATACGACCAAATCTTCGAACAGTTGTATCAAACAACCTGAAGTTTTCATCGATGGCTGCATCTCTTTGGTCACGTCTTTTTTGTTGCTCTTCTTCATCACCAAAGAATCCGTAGTCTTCTGTAACGTACTGTATACCTGCCATTGAGTAGTTTGGTATGCTCTTTAAAAATCCTACAACAGCTTGACCAAATCCGGGTATGTCCGCAAATTCTTGTTTCATTCTGCGTCCCGTGTCATCCCAAAAATCACTGGACGATACTCTGTCCAAGATAGCAGCTTGTACGTATGGGTCAGTAAAAGCTTTTTGTACAACTGGCGTTAAGCCAATTCTGTTATCCATCAGAGTATCAAGACGTTTTCTTTTTTCTTCTGGAAGAGTGTTAAGAAACTCTTGGTCAAACCCACTTACAAGATTAGTTGTAGCTTCTCCAGCACCAACACCCAGTTCAATTTTTGAACCCACTGGTATCTGTCTTTTTTCGTTTGCTATCGAGTACGCCTTGTCATACACAAGAGCAATCTCACTGCGGTCTTGTATGCTTCCCTGCAGCGCACGTTGTTTCATTGCCAAAGGTACAGGAATGTTTCCCAACATCTCTTCGTTGTTGTTTAGAAACTCATCGAACGAAGGGAATTGGTCTGCTGGCTGTAATGCTAACTCATCAAATATAGGCTGGTCTTGTACCCGTGCAGGGTATGCCTCGCCGGGTATAAAACCTTTAGGTAATGTTGTGCGTACGTCAGGTCTTCGTACAATAGGGGGTAGCTGATTCTGTTCCATGCTTACTGTCCCACCCGTTCAAAGATATCGTCTCTATCTTTATTTAATTTAAATCTTCCTTTTTCTTCTACAAGACCATCTCGACGTATCAAAACGTACCCTTCTACATTGTTACCCACAGGTCTTCCATCTGGTCCTGTTTTAACGTAATGAGTGGTAGATGAAAACTCCGCATTATTTGCTGTTTCTGCTGCTTGAGGTGGTGGAATATCATTTGCAGGAGGTTGTTGGGCTGTTACGTTAGCGTTTGGTACTGCATTACTAACTGGCCCGACTACATCAGCAAGAGAACGCCCAATTTTTTGACTTGTGGGATTAAAGTAGTAACCAACTCCCCCTCTGAGTATGTACTTAATTGACGAGTCAGATGGAGCAGAGTCTGCATTTTCAAAGTCAGCAGCAGTTAGTCCGCCGGGGCTACCTGCACCCTGTTCAAGAGTTCCGCCAATGCCATAGTCAGCCTGTTTAAGAATGTAGTTACCTGCTATAACACCATCAACGTATTGGAATTGTGTAGCGTCTGCTGTAGGTCTTTGACCCCCTGCCATAACCGCTAACAAAGGCTTATAATAGTTAGCCTTTCGTGTAAAGTCTTCTAGTGTAACTCTAAGGGCAGCTAGTTCCAATTTACGTGTGGAGAATGATTTACCTAACTTAACGTACTGCGCTTCAATATCTTGGTTAGACAAACGACCAGAGGGGTCATCTGCACGTGCCATCTTAAATGCAAGAGCAATCTTCATGGCTTCCATTCGAGCAGCCTCTTCTCCAATTTCTCTTTGCTTAGATACTCTTCTTTTCAATTCTTCATCGTAGGATGAGGTGTACCTTTTGTTATCGTTTACATCGAGTACATTTGATTCTACAATAACAATATCATTTGCATCTTTACCAAAGGCATTTATTCCAGATTGAATAATACCACCAACAATACCCTCTTGTATATTAAAGGTTGTATTTAAACCATTGAAGAACAGTTGAAGAGCCTGTGGCCTGTTGTATTCGTCACTTTCAGCAAGAGCCTTTACGCTCATAAACAGTTCACCCAGTTGCTCTGTTGTATTTATAACATTTTCACCGTGGGTTTTAAACTTTTCATAATCCGTTCTTACCATATTGGGGTCTTGAGTATTGGTTTCCATGATATTACGAAGTGCGTACGCACGTAAAGATTCTTTTGGTGCTTTTGCAACTATGCCTGCACCTTTAGCCTCAACAGGCAGCTTTTCATAATCCATGTACGGTGCAAGAACCAACCCTATCTTTAAAGCAGAATCTGCTCCCATACCAGAAAGTTTTCTAGCTATGTTTACTAATACTTCTTGGTCTGTTTTGTACAAAGCACTTTTATCTAAATCTGGGTCCAACATCTCTGGGTTACCACCCACTATTTCAGCCATTTTTATAGCAGTTATGAAAGCCTGTTTAGTTTCAGCTTTACTTACACCCAACATAGGAAAACTTTGTTGCCATCTAGCAAGTGCATATTTGAAATCCTGTGCGCCTGTTGCTTTCATCATAGCTTCAACACCAGTTGCATACTGTTCTTTGTCTATTAATAAGTAAGCATTGTAACCATCTTCTATATCTTGAGGACTTCCACTCAAACCAATCGTTGTCCATTCAACGCCTCTATCATTAAGGACTTTTGCTGTAGAGTCTACGTCAATACGAATCTGACTAGACATTCCTTTTTCAAGTTTTTCACCTGCACCGATTGAATCTCCAGAATTGTTAACACCAGAAGTAGCACTGAGGTCCATAATGTGAGGGTTTCGGTCATTATAATTCGTTAGCCAATTTAAACCCGGATAAGCTGTATTAGAATTTTGTCCTGTATCAATGTCTACATCTGGTGTTTGAAACAGTGCTTTTTGACCTACAGAATATTGTGCTTGGCTGGATAACATGTATGATAGTATAGATGCTTGTTCAGACATAGGAGCGTTTACAAAAGCCTGTTGATACTGAGGCTGAACCATTGCGTTGCTTATTTCAGACATTTTAACTTCAGGAGCGTCAGTGCGTTTGAACTTGATAGCACCCCCTAATAATGAAATCATATCTGTTTCTTTGGGGGGCTTGGTTACCAACGGACCCAACTCAGATAAATCCACACGTACTCGCGGGGTAGCTGTACCGAACAGGTCAATACGTTCCTTGTTATTTAACTCGTCTCGTGCGTCTTTAATAACCCCACTTATTGCATCGGCGTTGTATATGTTACCTTTAAGGGCATTGTCAGCTATCAGCGTTTCCAAATCGCTAAGCTGTTGATGGTCAAGCTGTCTGTTTTTCTGTTCGTTTTGAATGTTGTTGGTAAAGCCTCGAACAAGGCCCATAGCTAGTGCTGCACCGAAGCCCATCTTATTTGCCCTTTTCCATTGTCATGAAGTTTTCTTCAACAGGTTTACGTGGAGCATTGCCCTTACGGATACCTTCATTTATTGTTTCTGAAACATACTCAAACATAGCTGGATTATTGTCACGCATCATATTAAAGAACGTATCATCATCCATTTCACCTTCAGTCAAAGCGTCATCATTCTCAAAGAAACGGTACGGTACGCCCTCTTCTTCTGCCATGTTTGCAATGTACATAGCAAGCGGACCCTTGATAAGAAGTCCTACATCCGGGTTAAACCTGCCCTCGTGAAAGCCCTGTAAAATGTATCCCTCTACAAGCGACTCCACCGACGCCCCAACAATCAGCAACTTCATCATCTCCTGTTTTGTTCTGCGTGTGTTAAGTGAATCGATTGCATCTTCCAACACCTCGCTTGGGTCTACCTTTTGAGGTGGTTGACCCCAAGGCCAACGTTCGTTATCGATTGTAAGAGAGTACCCTGCTGGTACAGCAGCAAATGGGTCTTTTGCTTCAATGCTGCCTTGAGGAGCCATCTTCATTTCTTCTGCCATTATGCTACATCCACTTGTATATTTCCGGGTTGTTCAGTAGTCAAAGTACGTCTGCCCTGACGCAAAGTAGAAGGCATGTCCTGAGAGTATTGACTAAACATCTCACGCACTTGCTGGTTCGATGCGTTGTTGTATAGATTAGTCATTGCTGTTTCCAAACGTGGGCTGTTTGATACTAATTGCTGTATAGGTTGAAGACTTGAAGGCATACGTATAGATGCCTTTGAACCGCTAGTAAGCTCTTCTGGCCTGCGAGGTCTAATTCTTAACCCTGCCTGTTGAGACTTTTGAAACGGGTTTCCCTGTCCTCCTCCTGTAGCTGTAAGAAATGATGTAGCGAGACGAGCCGTATCTATACCGGCTGCTGTCCCACCACCAAGAAAGTACCCCGCACCTATCCCTGCTGCAATAGGTAGTAATGTTTTAAGTAAGTTCATTAGGTATTACTTCCACTCCCTGCCATCCATGCAGCAAGCCAGTTACCGATGCCCAGTGCAAGGTCATCTTTTTGCTGCTTATCATACAACTCTTTTGTATTTGCAAACTCCATAGCCATGATGCCAATTTCATGTTGCCTTTGCAAGTACGATTCGCTTTTTTGAAAATTCCAAGCAGCGTTGTCGCGGTACTTTTGCCATAGATTGTTCAAAGCGTTTTGACTTGCGTTGTAAAGATTTTGTACGTCGATGCGATTTGATTCGTTCTGTATGGCTGTGTTTGCTGTGTTTGTTTGTCTGCGCCATTGTACGTTTGATTGGTCAATAGCGTACTGCATGTTTGCGTTAAATTTTTCTCTATTATCCCGCAGACTTGCGTTAAATTGATTTTGTGCGTTTATTTCGCCTGCGTTGAATTGTTCGATTCCTGCTTGTCTGTTTGCGTTTGCTGTCTCGACTTGAGACCCCAGTTCCGCAAAGAACTCATCCACCTGTAGTTCGTTTTTTGCATTGAACTGACGACGTGCATTTTCTTCTGCAGAATCTTTGAAAGCAGATTGAGTAAGTGCATTGTAAGTGATAACATTTGATTGTTGCCGTGCATCTAAATTTTTGGTTTCAGTGGCAAGCAAAGCCTGTGCGTTAGTAACTGCACTTTGCAAACGTGCAGACAGGTTTGCCTTGTCCATCGCAGCAAAGGTAGCTGCGTTAGCCAAAGCTGTCTGTTGCTGATTACTAAGATTCTTCAACTGTATGGTAGCATACTTGTCGGCATCTCTCGCTGCAATAACTACACCCGATTCCATCACAGCCTGCGTCATAGCGGCTGCAGCCATACTCGATGCACCCAAACCACGTGCCTGCATAATACCTGCAACTTTGCGAACCGCAGGAGAAGCCCACGGCGGAAGTGGTTGACCCTGTTGAATACCAGCCATAAGCTGACTTAACTGATACTGTGTGGTTGCTTGAGGGTCAAGTTGTTGAGTTGCAGCAGTAGATATAGACTGCTGAGATACCTGTCCTTCTACATCTTGTGCAAAATCAATCTGTGGTGCAGTCGATATCTGTTCAGCTTGAACTGTGCCTATCTGAGGGGCAATCTGCTGTATACCAGATACTTGTCCTACGTTTGCACCCGGAGCAGCAGGTGTGCCTACCTGCAATCCTGTAGTGGGTGCAGTGGTTGTGCCTGCTGTGACTTGACCAGCTAACTGTGTGCCAGTGCCAGACATAAGTTCGTTTGGGTCAACCGTTTGCAAGACAGGAGATAGTTGTGGCACACCCCCTTGCATACCTGCAGCAAGCGTACCTACTTCTTGTTCTACCTCTTGGTCAGTTGTTATTGGCTTAGGCCCGGTGTTACTTACTTGTCCTGCAGGTGGGAGATTAAGAACAGGAGGAGCAGGCATCGTGCCTTTTTTAAAGTTGCCAACAACTTTAGCAATTTGGTTAATAGGTGGTAGTGCCATTTTTAATCCGCATCTTGTATTGTGTTACCTTTAGCTACCCACTCAAGGATGGCTGCGTAGTGCCGGTTATCTGGGTCTAAAGAAACTTCCATATCTTGACCGTCAATAGTTGCGGCAATAGCTATATTATCAGTGTCATCTCTATTTCTGATGTATTGTGCTGATGTAATATCCATTTATAACTCCGCATCTGCTGTTGCTGGGGTGGTTGAATTAGCACCAAATTTTGCGTAGCTACTACCAGACGAATAACGAGAAGCCGCATCTACATAAACACCATCGGCAGTTCCAGTGACATTGCCGCCTATAGTTGGGGCTGCTCTCATTTCAACAGGGAACTCCCAATTAACATAATTATATGTAGCCCCATAAGAACTAATGCGTGGCTGTGTAGTTTTACAGAAGTACCTCTGACACCTAAGCAACTCATCCCCAAATGACCGATGTTCAAATGATGTGGCTACATCGCCTACTTCAAGCTGTATTCCTGTAATAAAAAATTCACCCGTCTGTGCAGCAAAATTTACCGCATCACTGTGTTGAAAATCATCAGTTGCAGAGTAAGCACCCCACCCTGTGTGTGGTGTTCCGTGGTAATCTGAGCCAGCAGCCAATGAAAAAAACAGCCAAAGTCCTGTACCGTTGTCGTTGTTAATGCCGCTACCAGCCGTATCACCGTCAAATGTTATAGTTTTCTTTTCCCAAGTATTTGCGCTGTTTATCGTATAACTTTGTAAATTGCTACGAACTGCGTCATCGGAATACATCAGTACAGAATATTTCCCTGTAAGACTGCTTTTTACAAAAAACGAAAGTGTAATAGATTTAGCTGCAGAAGAACCAAAATTAAGGTGCTGCAAATTTTGAGCCTCTATTTTTTGAGATATATATATAATCTCATCACTAGCAAGGGAACTTTCAGCGGTTGTTACGGCAAACTTTAATGAGTTTGAAAAGTTGTCAGGACTATCTGTATCCTGTGTTATAGCAATAACTAATTCATCAAAATTTACTTTGGCACAGTAGTATCTGTCCAAAGTATAGCCAGTTGCAGTTGTTGTGGCATTTCTCTGGTCAACCTGCATCGCACCATTGATAATCAGATTCTTGTTTGACAGGGCTGTTTGCGAACCTATCAGTGCGGCTAGTTCTGCTGCTTTACTCATGCTAGGTCTCCCATTGCGGAACATATAGAGCCTTTTGAATCAAAATAGGCTTTGCCAGCACCATCGCCTGAATATGCAGTATTAAAAGGCCAAAAAGTTGTAGTTTTTGTTTGATAAGCATAGATATCATCGTCCATTGTTACCGCAACATATGCCGTATTTGTCGCAACAGTAGGCGAACCTGTAGTACACATGTAAGTAGCACTGCTCATTGCAGAACTCCAATTTATACCACCAACCCCTGTATCTACATCTGTAAAAGAACTGGTGTTTAGTGAATCGACAATAGTATTAGTTAATTGATTCCAATAAGCATATGCTTTTGGAGTGCCGTTTGAAACCGTACTCATGGCAACAGAGTTGTTACCGCTGGCATCCTTCAGGGTGTTTACTCTTAGTTCGCTTGCCATTATGCTAGGTCTCCGTGCCAAGTGCCAAACACATCATTCATATCATTGCCACTGCCGCTGTCATGCAAGCAATCTATTGTTGTTTGACTTGATGTTCTAGCTGTAGAACCAGCAATATCTGCTTGAGTGTCATTTAAATTACAGGCAGTAGGTATTGCATAGTTAGCTGAGTTCATATTATTAGAAAATGCAGTTGTGTAATTTCCTGTTCCATTGTCTGTCAAAGAACCAATGTTAAAGCTATCATCAATGCCAACAGTGCCGCTGCCATCAAAATGCACCCAAGCCTTCGCCACACCCTGCTGTAACTGCATAGTCGCAGAGCCACCCTCGCTGGTAATGGTAATGTTGCCAGCCGCTGTGTTACCTCTTAGGTCATCTACTTTGAGTATGCTTGCCATTATGCGAGGTCTCCTAAAGCTGAACATATTGCTGTGGCTGGGTCAAATTCAGCAGCCGCAACATTGCCTCCATAAATACTTTTAAAAGACCATGAAGAGGCTGTTCGTGCAACATAAGGATTGTCGTCAGCTAAACATGTGGCATAGTCACTGCTACCAATAGCATTGACACTTTGATTGCTGGTGGTTGTTGAATAATTTGCATTGCTCATTGCGTTAGTCCAATTAACCTTCCCATACCCTGTGCCGCTGTCGGTTAAAGAAGCTGTATTAAAACTTGTTGTTATGGCTGGTGTTTGTTGATTAAAATGACAAAACCCTTTTGCTGCGTGTTGCTTTGTCAACCCAACAGGGCCAGTGCCAGCCTTATCTGCAATAGTATCTACATTCAGTACACTGGTCATACGATGCTCCAATACCCGTTAACAGTCACGGTTGCGTTCTGTGTGATTGGCCCTGCACTTACGCCATTTTCATCAGAGTCTATGGTAATGTCTGCGCTAATGGTCTGACCGTTCAGACGGATGATGCTGTTGTTACCTTTGAATGGGTAGCGAGTATCTGATTCAGTCTTGGTGTACGAGTTCGCAATACTAAACGCATCATAGACCACCATCTCAACTACGTCATTTAGGGATGCCCCTGTGACCAGCACAACGGTTGTGCCTGTTGTAGCAGTGTAGTCTGTACCCGGCTTGAGTAGCACACCATTCTGATACACGTCTAGGTACAAGCTATCTGCGTAGGTCAGTGTCTTACTGTCTGCGTCACTACCACTGAAGCTAGTCTGACCAGCAGTTGCTTGGTAGACAAATCGGTTGCGAACACCGAACTCTGGGGATTTACCTATGTAGGGCATCGGTCTTCCTTATGGTTTAGTAGGCCACGTTACGTCATCAAGAGATGTGGCATTGTCTGTAATGTCACGTAGGGCTTGGCGATAGTCGGTTTGGGCTTGAGTCATGGTTAAATCAGAGGATGCCCACCAATCTGTTTCAGAAATTAAACGGTTACGTTCCTGACGCAATGCCAGCATGTTTGCTTCAGTTGTAACAGCATTTTCATCATACTCCACTACGTTATCATTTGCGTCATAAGCAATGTCACCTCTAATTGTAACCACATTTGAGTATAACTTATAGATTGCTAAATGTTTCATCCTGCAATCTCCATCAAGGTAATAGTAGACGTTTCGCCATTTACACTTATAATTGTAGTCCCAGCACTCTCTGACTTTATTCCAACAGTATATGTTGTAGCTGATGTTGTTGATGGGGAATCTAAATAATTAGCAATTATATTATTTTTTACTAAATCTCCAGATGCGTAAGATGAACCAAATCCAAAAGACGAATGACCTAAATTTGTACCGCTTACTGTTCCCCTAAATACTGTGACTACAGAATGAATCCCTGTTGAGCTATTATACATAGCGGCATTTAAAAGTATTAGTATTTTACTAGATGTGCTTGATGGTGTAATTGTGGCTGTAAGATTTGAGGTTACAAAACTTGTTGATGTTGTAGATACATTAGTACCTGTCGTTGCATTGACAACTTGCAACACAGAACCTTCTGGCATACCACCGTCTTGTATTTTAGTCAACGCCATCTATCTTCTCCTAAACAGGGGAAGCCCCACGCATTATGCGTAAGGGCTATCACCAAGTACACTTGTATCCCAAGCTGCCTTTAGCTTTGCGATTGTATCTGCATTAGTAATTGCAGATGCTGCTGGGGCATTGCGAAGATTATTCTTCTTTGTTACAGAAGCAGCTTGTGCATCTGTATCGCCAGCTTCAAGTGCCTTCATGTACACCACGTCTTCTGCTTCAAGCAAAGGCGCACGAACTTCACGGATTTTGTCCTTGAAGATTACTTTGGCTGCGTCCATATCTTCTGATATAACTTTGCCACTCAATGACCATGCACCACGAAAGTGACGGTCAGAAGGAACGGTAGCCGTAGAAGCATCAATCTGATTCCCGTCCTTATCTACGATGTATGTTGTTGCCATTAGGTTTCTCCTCTTAGGCTGCTAAATCAGTGACGGTTAATTCTTCAGTTATC